CCGATGGCCGCGATAAGGCATCGAAGTCATGGCTGCTATGGTCCCATGCCTGGTGCCACCGGAGCGTGCTGGAGCGGCGGCAACAGATCGCGCCGCGCCTGCTCGACTTCGCCCGTGCGGGTGAATTGACGATCTGCGACGATATGCTGGATGACCTGGAGGCGATGAAACAGATCATCGCCGACATCAAGGCCAGGGGCATCTTGGCGCATGTGGCGGTGGATCCGGCGGGTGTTGGCGACATCGTCGATGCGATGGCGGAGATCGGCATTACCGAGGCGAACAAGCTGTTGTGGCCGGTGGGCCAGGGCTATCGGTTAATGAACGCGCTGAAGACGTGCGAGCGTCGGCTGGCCAAAGGGACGCTGTGGCACAGCCAGAGTTCGATGATGTCGTGGTGTGTGGGCAACCTGAAGGTGGAGGCAACGGCCACGGCGATCCGGGCGACCAAGATTAACGCCGGCGATCAGAAGATCGATGCGGCCATGGCGCTGTTCGACGCGGCGGATGTGCTCAGTCTTGGTGTGGATGCGGCGCGTATTGCAACCTATGAGATTGCATTCGCCTGAGCCGTTGCGCATTGCGTCGTGTTAGGGCAAAAATACCCGGCCCCACGCATTATGCGCTCGGGGGTTTCGGGACCTCGCCGGGGCATAGGCGCGAGACCGGGTGAAGTTTCGCTATCACACCCGGCAACAGGAACATGGAACCGGGCTCGTCTTGCTTACCGGTCTCGCGCCCCGCTGGCAATATGAACACTTGCGAACTGGCTGATTTTTTAACTAATTCGCTTATTGAAAAGGCAGCTTGCGGGCGCACGACGGCATCACCCTGCGGTGCCCGCAAGCTGAAGTTCCAACAATGGATGCGAGAATGCCCGCCCGGAGCGCCGAGCGACGGACGTGAGGTTATCAGCCCGGGGCGGGGCGTCAATCGCCGATGCGGTCGGGCGCTACCCCGTTCTGCCGACGGACATGGCCTGCCTGATCTCGCAGGCAACTAACCGTTTGAGCCTTCGCAGCACGTAAAAGCTCGAGGCCACAGCGGTGAAGGCGATGGCGCCCCATGCCAATGTCTCGGCGTTTTCGTCTGTTATGAACATGCGCTGCCTCCGGGCGAGTTATCCCTTATGCGTTAGCTCGCCACGAACGCCATATGGCCAGCTAGCCCGAAACGGTTTACGTAAACCAAGCGAGCCGCGACGGGACTCGAACTCCCGGCACGGCTCTGACCATTGAACCTGGATAAGAGGTCCAGATGGCTGACCCGTATGCTACCGGTCTCTATGAGATCGTCAATCTTACGAACGGCAAGCGCTACATCGGAAGCGGCGTGAAGTGTGCGAGACGCTTCAGCGAGCATCGGCACAGACTACGCGGCGCAAGACACCATAGCCCGCCATTGCAGAGTGCATGGATCAAGCACGGTGAGGATGCGTTCGTCTTCCGCATGTTCATGGTCTGCCCAGAGGATCTTCTGCTGTTCTATGAACAGCGAGCGCTCGATATCCTCAAGCCGGAATACAACGTAAACCCAACAGCGATAAACTGTTCTGGTCGGGTCTTGTCAGCCGAGACGCGAGAGAAGATCGGCGCGAAGGCCAGGGGAAGGAAACGGGACCCTGCACTTGTCGAGGCGATCGCATCGCAACTTCGTGGAAGAAAGCTTCCGCCGGAACGCAGCGTGCATCTTCTCGGCAATACGCACGCCAAGGGATACAAGCACACGCCGGAATGGCTAGCGGCGCAGGCCGAACGCACTAGGTTGCGTAGTTCTGGTGTCCCTAAGACGCCAGAGCACAGGGCAAAGATAGCAGAATCCCTCCGTGGGGTTCGCCACTCCGCTGAACGCCGAGCCAAACAGGCAGACGCTCAGCGCGGAACGAGGTTCGGCCCCCGGCCTCGTCGCATCGCATCCAAAGACCAGAAAGACTTATTCGACTAGTCCCGCCTCGTCCTCCAGGCGAGGCCTGTCTGGAGGACCAAATGCCAATTCCCAAACCCCGGATGGGCGCGAAGCCTGAGTCCCAGACCGATTATATGCATCGGTGCATGGGCGATACGACTATGATGAATGACTATCCCAAGCAGGATCAGCGCGTGGCGATCTGTATGGGCACTTATCGGGACCACCATCCTGGCGCTGCTAAGCCACCGAAAGCCGTCGTGCCCGCTAATTGCATGCCGAATGATAACAACGAGCCTATGATGGACTTTTTGGAGCGCTGCATTGAAGGCGGAGATAGCGAGGAAGCCTGCATGATGGCCTGGATGGCCAATAAGCCGTCGATGTCTGATAGCCCGATGATGAATTCTCTCCCACGTTTAGTAGAACGCGACGCCGAAGTGCAGTGGCTCGCGACACATCTCGTCGTCAAAGGACTAAATGAGGGCGAACGGGTCATTTCCGGAATAGCGACGACACCTAGCGTTGACCATGTCGGCGACATTGTCGAGAGCCTCGGCGCAAAATATCGTTTGCCAATTCCGCTCCTGTGGATGCATCGCCATGATCAGCCGGTTGGGCATGTTACCTTCGTCGAGCCAACGGAAAAAGGCATTCCGTTCCAGGCGCGCATTGCGAAGGTCGAAGAGCCCGGGAAATTAAAGGATCGCGTCGACGAGGCGTGGCAATCGGTTAAGGCCGGATTGGTCAAAGGCGTGAGTATTGGCTTCACGCCCATCAAGGGCCAATCCGAAATGATCAAGGATACCGGAGGCATCCGCTTCAAGCAGTGGAATTTCCACGAACTCTCTTTGGTAGTCGTGCCCGCTCAGGCCGATGCCAACATAACTCTTATCCGATCCCTCGATACGCAAGCGCTGCGGGCCGCGACCGGCCAGAAGCAGAGCGCGCGTGTTGAGCAGAGCCCCGCCGGCGTCACGGCGACCGTTAACCGCCAGACAAGCCGGGAGGCACCAATGGCAACTAAAACTATTGCGGAAGATATTGCCGCATACGCGTCAACGCGAGCGGCACACGCGGCTCGGATGTCCGAGCTGATGAGCAAGGCGTCGGAAGACGGCTCGACGCTCGATGACGAGCAGGAGACCGAATACGACGAACTGAAGGACAAGGTCGCGTCTATCGACAAGCACCTCGGCCGCCTGCGCGAGCAGGAGAAGCTGAACATCTCGCTAGCCGTTGCCGTCGATGGCGATCGTGTTGGCCAGAATGTCGGCCAGACGATTGGGCATCGTCCGACTTCGTCGGTTGTCCAGGTCAAGCGTCCGCCGCTTGAGAAGGGCACCGCGTTCGTTCGCTACATTGCTGCACAGGCGATGTCGAAGGGCAACCTGCAGCAGGCCGTGCAGATCGCACAGCGTGATGCATGGAAGGACACGCCGGAAGTCGCGCAGGTGCTGAACTTCGCCGCAGCAGAAGGCACTACGGTGCTTAAGGCAGCGGTTGCGCCGGCCAACACTTACGACACCACGTGGGCGTCACCACTCGTGCAACTGCAGTTTATGGCTAGCGAGTTCATTGACCTGGTTCGTGCCGCAACCATTCTCGATAAATTGTCGGGCGGTATGCGTCGCGTGCCCTTCAATATTCGTGTGCCATTGATGAGCAGCGGGTCCACGGCATATTGGGTCGGCGAGGGTAGCTCCAAACCCATGTCGAGTGCGGCGTTCGACACGATTACCATGACCTTCGCAAAGGTTGCGGCGCTCGTGGCGTTCACCAATGAAAGCCTGCGGTTCTCAAATCCAAGTTTGGAAGCGATGATCCGTCAGGACATGGTCATGGCCATCGCTAGGAAGCTCGACACCGACCTGCTCGATAGCACGAAGGCAGTGGGCACTGGTTCAGGCGGTCCTTCGCCTGCATCACTGACCAACGGCGTCTCATCGATTGTTGCGACAGGAACGGATGCCGGCGCCGCTCACGCCAACATCCGCACGGTCCTGACCACGATGGCCGCGCTGGATCTCGACATGACCGGCGGCACGTGGGTCATGCACGTTAACCAGGCGATTGCGTTCTCGCTGATGTTGAACACGCTTGGCCAGCGCGAGTTCCCGGATATCAACTCCGGCGGCGGCACGTTGGCTGGGTTCCGCGTCGTCACGAGCACGAACGT